AGGAGGAATGAGTCTATATGATGCACCTGATTGATAATTACTACATAGACACCACAGGTTACGGAGTGACGCTTCAGACGGCGACGGGCAAGGATAAAAACGGAGAGCAGTTATATAAACCGGTCGGATATTACAGCAATATCGAACAAGCCATAGAGGCGTGTACAAACAAGAGGATATCGAACCGCATAGCAGACGGAATGCATAGCTTAGATGAGGGGATTGCAATTATCCGGGAAGAACGACGGGGAATGCAGGAACTGTTGAGAAAGGCAATGGGAGTGGTCTCCGGAATAAAAGAAGGGGAGAGTGAGACATGATATTTTTTTATAATACGCTCATGCGTGCTGCTGGCTGAGATGTTTGCCGCGTTGTATTACTGTTCAAAGAACGATATTTGTCGAGTGGTCTTTTGCTGTACCTGGGCTTTAATCATAGCATTAAGGTAATATGTTGTATCGGGCAAAGCCCTTTACATAGTAACTCGTCAACCGTTCACGCGCTTTTGGTTAATATATCACGAAAATACCGAATGCCATTTAAGTGAACCCTCAGAGAGAGGTTGACCGCCTCTCTCTCATTAACGAATTTAAATAGTGGATATGCTTAAGGAGGGGAGTACTCATGATAACACAGGTTAAGATTGAAAATAGAGAGGAAAGTCTTATATTTGATTGTGATTCCCATGATTACAAGCTGATTATAGTGCTTTTAGAAGCGGCTTGGAAAAATGGTTATGATACTTATATCCGGAGGCTGGAACAAGGTGATTCAGATGACGAATAAAGAAAAAAAGGATGCATCAGGATGGATAAAAGTAAGTAGAGCGATTCAGGAACACTGGGTGTGGGATGAGAAGCCATTTTCAAAAGGACAAGCATGGATTGATTTGTTATTGTTGGCGAAGCATAGTGATGAAAAATTTCTGGACAGACGCGGAAATCTTATAGAAGGAAAACGCGGATATATATACAAAAGTGAACGGTTTCTTGCTGAACGGTGGGGATGGAGCAGAAAAAAGGTAGCATGCTATCTTTCACAGTTAACGCAGGATAACATGATAGAAATGGTCAAAAAAAGAGCCAGTGAAAGAACCACTATTTTCATTGTAAACTACGAAGATTTTCAAGGGTTGGGGGCCAGTAAAAGAGCCAGTCAGGAACCAGTGAGGAACCAGTCAGGAACCAGTGAGGAACCAGTCAGGAACATATACAAGAATGTAAAGAATGTAAAGAATGTAAAGAATGAAAAGAAAAAAGAATATATATGTCCGGAGCCGGGGATTCCCGCTCCAGACTGTAGCGATATTTTTCTTCCCCTTGTTGATGGGACGTTCTACAATGTCCCATTAAAAAAAATTAAAAATTGGGAGGCGGCATTTCCGGCAGTAGATGTTATATGTGAACTAAAAAAGATGTTGACATGGCTGGATAGCAACCAGACAAAGAGAAAGACCGCAAGAGGAATTGAGAGATTTATTAATAACTGGCTTTCCAGAACCCAGGACAATGGAGGCAGTAAACAGGAAATTTATAAACCTGTCCCTCGAACAACAAAGGATGGGAGGGTGCTTGAATGATTTTTGATGAGAATGAAATCCGGAAAGCAATCACAATCATGAAACCAGAGGGTGAGTTGTTTGAAATCCGCATTATCGCCAGCGGAGGAAACGCCAGTGGATATTTCACCTCTGCCGATACCTTGCTTAACTGTCTTCGGTCGATACAGCTTGGCGCCGGCGCCAATGTCTACATCACCCTGAATGGTATCAAGGATGAATGTTATTCCCGGCAGCAGCGTGACCAGCTTATACGAAATGCAAAGCCAACAACTACGGACTCTGATATTTTCTGTTACGACTGGTTGATGGTGGACATAGACCCACAGCGGGCAGCAGGCACTTCGGCCAGCGATGAGCAGATACAGGCCGCGAAAGTTAAAGGCAATGAAGTTTATGCTTTTCTTAAACGAAATGGGTTTGAAGAGCCGATAGTTGCCTTTAGTGGCAACGGCGTTCATTTGCTTTATCGGATTGGCCTGAAAATGGACGATGAGAATAAAAAGCTGGTTAAGAACTGCCTTACTGTTTTGGATTTGTTCTTTTCAGACGACAAGGTAAAAATTGATACAGCAAACTTCAACCCGGCCAGGATTTGCAAATTATACGGGACAAAAGCGCAGAAGGGAGCCGATACGCCGGAGCGGCCCCATCGGATGAGCTTTATAATCCGGTCGCCAGAAAAACCAGTGCAGAACAGTAAAGCACTGCTGGAGAAACTGGCGGGCCTGCTGCCGGCACCTGAGAAGCCGCAGCGGTATAACAATTATAACCCTGGCCGGTTTGACCTTGAGGGATGGTTAAATCGGTATGGCCTGCGATACCAGAAATCAGACTATGGTAGCGGTACAAAATTTATTTTGGAGCATTGCCCGTTTGATGAAAGCCATTCCGGAAAGGATGCCTGTATCTTCCTGATGGCAAACGGAGCTATCGGCTTTCACTGCTTCCACAATTCCTGTTCAGACAAAACCTGGCAGGATGTTCGGAGGCTGTACGAACCGGATGCTTATGACCGACAGTATGTTGAAGAACGGCCCAGGCCAAACTATAGGAATCCGGATTACGTCGTGGAAAAAGTGGAGCAAGTCAAATTTGTAGAGGGGCAGCCGGTATTTTTCACAACGGAGCAAATCCGCCTGATGAAAGAACCACCGGAGGAGTTTATAAAAACGGGAATCTCTGTGATAGATGAAAAAATGAGAGGACTTAAAAAGGGATTCGTTACCTGTTTAAGCGGACTCAGGGCAGCAGGAAAGTCAAGCATCATCTCACAGCTTACAATAGAGGCCGCAGAGCAAGGATACAGGACGGCACTGTTCAGTGGGGAATTAAAACCAAAGAATTTATTGAAATGGCTGCTGCTACAAGCGGCCGGGAAGTCCTATGTGGCACCAACGCAATATGATAATTATTACATTGTTCGTTCGCCCTTTGATGAATTAATTTCAAAATGGCTGGATGAAAAGGTGTATATCTATAACAATTACTATGGGAACGAGTTTTCTTCTATCATGACGCAGATCCGGAAGTGCGTAACGGAGCATAAGGTTGATTTAGTGATTCTTGACAATATGATGGCACTGAACCTGATGACGATGGGAAACGATAAATACCAGCAGCAGAGTCACTTTGTGGAATGCCTGGAAAACTTCGCGAAGGAGGCCAATATCCATATCCTATTTGTGGCACATCCCAGGAAGTCAACCGGATTCCTTCGCCTGGATGACGTCTCCGGCAGCAATGATATCGTAAACCGCGTGGACAATGCTTTTATCCTTCATCGGGTAAATGAAGACTTTAAGCGGCTTTCAAAGGAGATGTTTAAGTGGAAATTAGATAATCCCTTGTATTCTTGTACCAATGTAATCGAGATATGCAAAGACCGAGACGGTGGTGTACAAGACGAATTTATACCACTTTATTTTGAGACAAGCACAAAGAGATTGAGAAATTCCCCAGGAGAATTTAAAGAATATGACTGGATGGAGAACAAGACAGGAATCTTTGAAGCTGCCGCTGCCGAGGATGAGCTTATATTTAAATAATGGGTGATGATATGACGGATGAAAAGATAAAAGATATTTTTCAGAGATGCTACAACAAGTTTTGGTGCAAGTGGAGAGAGGTTCCGTTTACAGAGGATTCTCCGGAATGGGATGAGATTGTAAAAGAGTATGGTGAAATTCGAAAAACATTTGATTGTGAGTTATGTAATCATATGATGCTGGACCTTTTGGAAGAACTGGAAAAAAGGAGTAAAGAGAGAGGAGTGAAGGAACATGGCTAAATACCTTTACGAAGTTACGGACGCCTTAACAGGAAAGATTCTCTTTAGGAACCTTACAAGAGGGGAATTAAGCAAGGCGCTTAATATGCCGCCTAAATATATACACCTTTTCACAGAGAGCCAGGCAGCTTACCGAGGGCAATATTATATCTGTGTCAAAGGGCAGCAAAATAGCTGGTGGGATAATTTTCAGGAAGAATGGAACCTGATAACAGAAGAGCTTCGGAAGTATAGCGGCTTGGACCGGATAAAGATTGTAGAAGAAAATGGAGGAAACGGAGATACATAGCTAAGAGTTTTTGGAGATACACAAGGAGGTAACAATTATGATGAGTGCAAACGCAGTAATCAACAATATTCTGGTTCAGTCCAGTGATTATATAAAAGACAAACATTTTGAAGACCTGAAAATGGTCCTATACATGAACCTGTGTAATTTTACTTTCGTTCAAAATGATACATCGAACGAACTAATTGAAAACTCTGATATTACCTTTGGGGTTTTAAGGAATTGGAGGGACCAATTAATCGTGGAAGGGAAGACCGCAGGAACGATTACGCAGTACCTGTTTGCGATGCGAAAATTAATCGAGTTTACAGGACTTGGAATCGCAGAGATACGGGAGAACCATATCCGGAGCTATCTCGCACACGGTAAGGTATACAGGAAGTGGAAAGACAAGACGTACAACGGGAAGGTTAGATGTCTCAGACAGTTTTTTAATTGGGTCACCGATTATGATATTATTTCGGAGAATCCCATGAGAAGAATAAAGGAGACGAAAGAAGATTTTCGGATTGGTTCCATCCTGACACCGGAGCAGAGGGAGATTTTCCGCTGCTGCTGCCGGACAGAAAGAGAGCTGTCCCTGATAGATTTTTTATACAGTTCTGGCGGCCGAATCTCCGAAATTCGCCAGCTTAACCGCAATCAGATAGACCTGGTGAACCGCCGGGCGGTTATCTATGGCAAAGGCAGGAAGGAAAGAGAGATATATTTTTCGCCGCAGGCATTCGTACACGTCACGCAGTATCTTGCCGGCAGGAAGGATGATAATGAGGCTCTGTTTGTATCCACGAAGAAACCTTATAATCGGTTAACAAAAGACGGTATACGGTGGATTATAAAAAATATACAGTCCAGGGATGAACGTCTGAAGGGCTTACAGATATCACCGCACACCTTCCGGCGGACATGCGGTACTGATATGATAAATCACGGCGCACCGGCGGAACTGGTACAGCGTAAACTTGGACACAGCAATATCAATACGACACTGACATGTTATGCGCGGATTGCCACAGAGACAGTCCGGGAGGCAAACAACAAATATTGTTACGCATAGACAGGAGGATTAATGACAGCGAAGGAATATTTGAAGAGGATTAGAAAACTGGATCACGATATCGACAGAAAGCAGTATGAGTTTGAGACTTTAAAGAAGCGCAGGACATACATAAGTGGAATGGATTACTCGGCAGACAGAGTGCAGATGAGTCCCGACGGGGAAGGATTTACCAGTATATCAGATAGACTTATCGACTTGCAGCGAGAAATAAATTCTGAGATAGACGAGTACCATGATATGAGGCATAAGGCCATTAATCAAATACAGAGTTTATCAAGAGAGGAATATTCTGATATTCTGTTCCGCCTATACGTTCAGTACCAGTCAATGACTGAGGCGGCTTCCGGAATGGGATATGATTATTACTGGGCCTGTCATCTACACGGCAGGGCATTACTGGAATTTGATGACCGTTTTTTGAAACACCGCAAATGACCGCAAGATTTTTTCTGTCAACCTGTGTTATAGTGTATGTAGCGAATTAGGGATAGAAGCCTGGTTCGCTTCATTCATCGTTATCCCGGCCGTTTGAAAATTAGATCGACCGGGACCTCTCTGCGGCCGCCAGCGTGCAACAGCCTGGTGGACGACTAGAAGCCGACGTTCTTACTGCTTTCTTCATGGCTTCACAAATCGGATAGAAAGCAGCGTTTAGGTGACACGAAAGGGTCCTTGGTTGGTGTCATACCAGTTGGCTGCTGTGCGGCCCGAAAGATACCCGTCAGCCAGACACGCAGAGCTGGTGCATACCGGGGAAGACCCGGTAATGTGTGGAGCATCCCACCAACGGCAGGTGGACAGGGTCGCGCCCTGGGTTCCGGTTCGACTCCGGATGCACCGCTTGTATCTGGTTTTATCTCCCAAAGACATTTCCAGATACGGATTAGGCACTTGGCTTATGGCTGGGTGCCTTTTCTATTCCTTTTTGGTATTTGAACAAATCGAACGAATGTTCTATACTGATTATACAAAACAGTTGACAATAATTGGGAATAATTTCCAGATAGGATGTGGTATAATGTAAAAAAATGTCGCTGGGAGGACATAAAATGAAAAATAATGTATCTGTTGCAAACTTTAATGTTACTTTTGGAAAAAAAGATGAACCAATGCTGACTTATTTTAATACAATAATATACCCAGCATTTAAAAGCGGTTTGAAAAGAGAATACAAATTTCCATTAGGAACAGAAGGCTATGATAAATATTACTTTTTAGATGTAGATCTAGTCAAAAACAGCGAAAGAGATTATGTATTGACAGGAAAAATAGTAAAGGAAACAATTTTAGAAGTAAAATCTATAGTTGTGGGCGAGCAATTAGTTCAGAAAAACGACAAGTATCCAAGTGCACCATATTCTGTATTCTATATTTATTTAAGAAATCACAGAATGGTACTTATAAAAAATCAAAAAGGTAGTCCAGATATAAAATCTTTTGGGGTAACGGCTAGGTACATTTTAGATCGATATATTAGAGAGACCAATAAGCAACTTAAGAAATCGGAGGCTGAGAATGTCGAGTTACTACCATTTTGTAGAGTGAATGTGGTTGGAATTCCTATGCGAGAAGACTTAGAGGATGCCCTTAAAAAAGTACGTAAAATGGCAAAGCTTAAATTGAGAATGTATCCTTTAAATGGTGATATTGATTTGAATGGGGTCATTGATTGGATTTCAAATGATTTAAGAGAATTAGTTGATAGCAAGACAGGGAGTATTTCATTGAATTCTCCTGGCTCTAAAAAAGGGGTAGTGGATTTAATAGATGCATCACAAGGTGTATTTGAGGCAACAATAGATGTAGAATATGAAGACAAATCAACAGAAAAAATCTCTAACAATACTTTTTCAGGAAAAACAACATGGTCTTTAACCGAAGATGAGATGAATGATGAAAAGATAGTTTTACCAAAAATGATTAGTTTAGAGAGTATTAAGCTTGTGAGCCCAAGCAATAATAAAATATATGAGAAAAATATAAAAAAAATCGAACAATATATTAAGAAATGATAGGAGGGGAGACAATGGCTAGCAAAGAAGAAGTTGAAGCTATATTAAGATTGTTTGAAATGAAGTCATCAAGTCAGGCATTTAAGGCTACCTTTGTAGAGTTGTTTCCCAAAAAGAAGCTAGAGTCCCATCATTTCGTCATAATCTTTGTATCGCTGCTGTTAGGTATATTGTTGAAATACAGTAGCACAACATTTATTACATTTATTGATGTTGTTGAATTGGTCAATTCTATGGTTGTAGCTTTATTTGGCATTGTTTTTACTGGATACGCGTTATTTCAGGCGTTAATAGATAAAGACATGCTGAAAAGAATGTTAAAGGTCAAAGAAGGAAAAACAAATATACAAATTAGCAATGATTATTTTTTAAATGTTATGATTCTAGATATTTTCTGTGTAATATTAAATATTGGACTTTTATTACTACTAAAGGTTTTTCCGGTAGAATTATTAAATTATGTTGACGCAATCTTTATATCAGTTGTGGCTATTGTATTTTTTACCTTTTATTTTAGCATTCAAGCTTTGGCTATTTGGGAAATGAAGAGTTTTGTATTCAATATCTATCAATTTTTCAATATAAATGCGGGTACTAAAGCGGTAGAAATATTGAAAGAAAATAAAGACAAGGATAATCAAGCGTAAGTTATAAAGTAGGAGCCACCCACCCGTGGCTCTTTTTCTATATCCAAAAACGAAACGATTGAGAGGTGGTGAGGATTGGATGAAGCACGAGCGCAAAATTATGAATTAGCCCTATCTGATTACCAGGCAGGAATGAAATACAAAGACATTGCTGAGAAATATGGTGTGACCATAAACACAGTAAAATCTTGGAAGACCAGATACAGGTGGTCGAAAGATAAGAAAAAAGGTGCGCACACAAAAAATGAAAAGGTATGCATACAAAAAAATATAGAAGTTGTTGCGGAAGACGTCAAGCAGGTGATGGACAACCCAGACCTGACGGACAAGCAGCGACTTTTTTGTTTGCATTATGTCCGGTGTTTCAACGCAACGAAGGCGTATCAGAAAGCATATGATGCTGATTATAGGACAGCGCAAAGCAATGGATACCAACTGCTTACAAAAACTTACATCCGCGATGAAATCGCCCGCCTTAAGCAGAACCGACTGAACCGGGAGCTGCTGGACGAACACGACATATTCCAGAAATACATGGACATCGCTTTTGCCGACATCACGGACTTTGTGGAGTTTGGGCGGGAAGAAGTTCAGGTAATGGGAGCGTTCGGCCCAATAGAGGTGGAAGACCCTGATACCGGCGAGAAGGTTCCGCTTATGAAAGAGATTAATAGCGTTCGATTCCGGGAGGCGGAGAAGGTAGATGGGACATTAATCACCGAAGTCAAGCAGGGCAAGGATGGTGCAAGCATCAAACTGGCAGACAGGATGAAAGCGCTGGATTGGCTATCGTCGCACATGGACTTGGCCACGGCGGAGCAGCGGGCGAAGATGAAACGGATAGAGGCACAGACCGTGAAACTTATGGGAACGGAAAGCAACGATGAACTCCAGAAGCTGGACAAGGTTCTGGCAGAAATAAAGGGGGTAGTATAAAGTGCCGTTTTCCAAAAAGCAGCAGGAGTTTTTCGAGAACGCTAACCACCGCTGGAATATCAAAACCGGTGCTACTAGGTCTGGAAAGACTTATATGGACTATTATGTTATCCCAAAGCGCATCAGGGCCAGAGCTGGAAAGGAAGGGCTGACAGCCATCCTTGGCGTATCAAAAGGAACTATACAGAGAAATATCATAGAACCTCTACAGGGGATATGGGGAACTCGGCTTGTAGGAGATATCAACTCACAGAATATTTGTCCTATGTTCGGTGAAGATGTCTATTGCCTGGGAGCTGAAAAGGTCAGTCAGGTATCAAAGTTGCGTGGCTCCGGGCTGAAATATTGCTACGGTGACGAGGTGACAGACTGGAACAAGGATGTATTTGATATGCTGAAGTCTCGTCTGGACAAGCCTTATTCATGTTTTGATGGAGCCTGCAACCCAGGTGCTCCGCAGCACTGGTTCAAAAAATTCTTAGATTCTGATGCTGATATTTATTGCCAAAAATATGAAATATTTGACAATCCATTCCTTGACCCGACTTTTGTATCGGAATTGTGCAAAGAGTATAAGGGGACTGTGTTGTATGACAGATACATCCGTGGCCTATGGGTAGCTGCTGAAGGTTCTATCTACAAACTTATGTGCGACGCTGTATCCAGCGATGCGAAGGTGAATCCCTATGCCATACATGAAAAGCCAAAGAATCTTATGGAGATTAATATCGGGGTTGACTTCGGCGGTTCAGGTTCCGGACATGCGTTCGCGGCAACGGGAATTACCAGGGGATATGGTTCCGTTGTAGGACTGGCCAGCGAGAGGCATATGAGTAAAAATGGCAGCATAGACCCTGATGTGCTGGGTAATCTGTTTGTGGACTTCTGCTTGAAGATTATCAATCTGTATGGGTATATCACCCATGTTTACTGTGACAGCGCGGAACAGACACTGATAGCTGGCCTTCGGACAGCAGCACGAAAAGCGGGGTTGTCATGGCTACATATCGAAAATGCACTGAAGACGTCAATCAACGATCGGATACGATTTACACAGCGGATGCTCAGTCAGCACCGCTTTTTTTATATCGTGGAACAGTGTCAGACGCTGGAGGATGCGTTGACAACGGCGCTGTGGGATGAGAAGAAATGTCTGGTGGAGGATGTGCGTCTGGACGATGGTACAAGTGATATTGATACGCTGGATGCGTATGAATACACGTTCGAGCGGGACATAAGCCGGTTCATCCGGTACGAATAGAGGTGGGAAGATGAGATTTACAAAAATGCTGGACTTAATCACAAATGTCCTGAACCAGGATGCCGACACGCAGATAGATGTGTGTATGACATCCCAGATGGCCAACCAGATAGAACTGTGGACGCGGATGTACGAAAATCGGTCACCGTGGGTTAACAACAAGGATGTACACAGTGCGAACCTGGCACCGGCTATCGCGTCGGAACTGGCCCGCCTGGTGACGCTGGAAATGAAATCTGAAGTCACAGGTGGAAATGACTCCGGATATCTGGACGAACAATACAAGCGAAAAGTCCTGAAAAGCATACGGCGGTATGTCGAATATGGATGCGCCAAAGGCGGCCTGGTCATGAAGCCGTATATCACCCAACAGGGCATCGAAGTGCAGTTTGTACAGGCCGATTGCTTCTTTCCTCTCTCCTTTGACAGCTCCGGTCGGATTACACAGTGCGTATTCACGGAACAGTTTCGGAAAGGAAAGAAGATATATACCCGATTGGAGATTCACTCCATGCAGGCCGAGAGAATCCGGATTACAAACCGGGTATTTGTGGCTACCAATGACTATAGCCTTGGTAGCGAAGTGCCAGTCAACAGCATTGACCGATGGTCAGAACTGGCACCGGAGGTCACATTGGAAGGGGCAGACCGTCTGCTGTTTGGATATTTTAAAGTACCGCTTGCGAATACTGACGATTCCGATAGTCCGCTTGGCGTATCGGTGTATTCTCGTGCGATTGGCCTGATTAAGGAGGCAGACGAACGATATTCGAACATCTGCTGGGAATACGAAGGCACACAGCTTGCGGTACACATCGCGACGTCGCTGCTTAAGTACAACCGGGATCGCGATAAATTCGAATACCCCGGAGGTAATGAACGTCTATACCGGAATCTGGAGTATAACACGGGTGCTGCCGATAAACCATTCATTGATACGTTTTCTCCCGAAATTCGAGACACTGCGCTGTTCAATGGTTTTAACAACCAGCTCAAGCTGGTGGAATTTAACTGCTGCTTGGCTTATGGCACATTATCCGACCCACAAAGCGTAGATAAGACAGCTACGGAAATCAAGACCAGTAAGCAGCGCTCCTATGTAATGGTGTCCGATACACAGATGGCGTTGCAGGATGCATTAGAGGATTTGGTATATGCTATGCATTTTTGGGCGGTACTTTACGGGTTGATTCCATCTGGCGGAGACTATGAGGTGTCTTTTGACTGGGATGACAGCGTTATTGTAGACGCTGAAGAAGAACGAAATCAGGATCGTAATGATGTAGCGATGGGAGTCATGCGGCTGGATGAATATCGGGCGAAGTGGTATGGCGAGACGCTGGAAGAGGCAGCCAAGAATCTACCAGAGCCAGCACTGACAGAGGAGTGATGTAAATGACGCCAGAAGAGCTGGAGAAGCTGCCAAAACCGATTGAGCGAACCATGACAACCCTGGAGCTGTCAATTATGAATGAGATTGTACAGCGCATCAAGGCATCCGCACAGATTACTCCGGTAACGGACTGGATGTTGAACCGACTTACCGCAATCGGCGTTAGTAAGTCCAAAATCAAACGGATGATTGAGGAGGCCATCAAACAAGCTGGACTGCAGGTGGATGATATCTACAAGCAGGCTGCTCGATCTGATTACATCCGCAACCGAGAGATATATGAGGCTGCCGGTGTTGACTATCAGCCATATGAGGACAACCAATGGCTGCAGCAGGTTGTGGATGCTGCCAGGCGGCAGACCAAGGACAGCTTGAGGCCATTGGAAAATATCACCCAGACAACGGGTTTTAATGTGCCGATGGGCGGTGGAAAGAAAGTATTTACGCCACTGTCCGAATATCTGGAGTGCAGCCTGGATAAGGCAATGCTTGGAATCACTACCGGCACCAGGACGTACAGCCAGGCCATAGGTGAGGTGATTGACGAGATGACGGCCAGCGGCATCCGGACTGTGGATTATGCATCCGGGAAGTCAGACCGCATAGAGGTGGCAGCCAGGCGTGCAGTGATGACCGGTGTGGCCCAGATGACCAAACAGGTCAGCGACAAGAACGCTGAGGAGCTGGGGACGGACCATTGGGAGGTAGACTGGCACATGGGCGCCAGGAACACAGGTACTGGGTACCTTAATCACCAGAGCTGGCAAGGCAAGGTATACAGTTCTGAGGAGATGCGGACTGTCTGCGGCGAGGGTGAGATGCTAGGTTTCGCAGACATTAACTGCTATCATATTAAGTCCCCCTTCCTGCCTGGGATATCAAAGCGGAAGTATACGGATGAGTGGTTGGCGGAACAGAACCGGAAAGAGAATGAGAAGAAAACATTCCGGGGGAAGGAGTATGACACCTATAGCGCATTGCAGTATCAGCGGAAGTTAGAGCGAACCATCCGGAAGCAGAAACAGGACGTGGAACTCCTGGAGAAGGCGGGAGCTGATAAGGATGATATAACGGCTGCCAAGTGTCGGTTGAGACTGACCAATAAGGCTTATGTGGATTTCTCTAAGGAGATGGACATGCGGCAACAGAGGGAGCGGCTGAGGATTCCAAAGTAAAAAGTTGCGATATCGCAACGGAAAGAGAGGATTATATGATTATTACAGGAATGAAGCATTTTGAAAATGTATGCCAGAAGAAATTGGTTGAGTGGTATAGAAAAAATAGACCAGGGGTTGAAATTGACTTGGGCGATGTATTTATTGTTTGGTCATGCAAGACTTTACAGAATTATAAGTGTCTTGCATCTACGACAATAAGCGGAGATGGAATCTATGCTGAATATACGTTTAACGGCGATAAGCAAGAATTGTATGAAGATGTGTACAAGAAACTGACAAATATTTGCCACAAAGAGGAGTAAGCACGCGGGACTACCCTGGGTGCTATTTTTACGCCCAAAATTGCCCGGAACGGCGTAAAACTACCACCACAAGGGATGCAACCCCGTAGAAAAGCGTAGTGAGAAAGGAGCAATATGAAACGTAAATTTTTAGAGGACATGGGCCTGGCGAAAGAGCAGGTAGACAGCATTATGGCCGAGAATGGCAATGATATCGAGGCCATCAAACAGGAGCGGGATACTTACAAGGGGCAGCTGGAGACGGCGCAGTCAACGCTGAAAAGCTTTGAGGGCGTAAATATATCAGAGCTGCAAACGAAAGTGACAACACTTACAAACGACCTTGCAACCAGAGAGGCAGAGTATAAAAAGCAGTTAGCAGACCGAGACTTTAATGACTTGCTGAAATCCACGGCGGAAGGATTTAAGCCTAGGGATATCAGAGCTGTTATGCCTTTCCTGGACGTGGAAAAACTGAAATCCAGCAAGAACCAGGAAAGTGATATCAAAGCGGCCTTAGAGGCTGTAAAAAAGGACAACGGGTACCTTTTTCAGGATGTCACAATTCCGAGAGTGGTTGCACCCACTCCGGGGCCTGGCGGAGAAAAAACAGACGATACAAGGACACAAGCAAACAATGCCCTGAGAAGTATCTTGGGCAGAGAATAAGGAGGTAAACAATATATGGCAGTATATATTACAAGCAGAGCCGACGCGGAGGCCATTATCCGCGAACAGGTTATTTCAACTATTTTTCAGGACGCACCGAAGCAGTCCACATTCATGAGCATGGCGCGTAAGCTGCCGAATATGACCAGCAACCAGACCCGCATGAGGGTTCTTGACTTCCTGCCAACGGCTTATTGGGTGGATGGGGATACAGGAATGAAGCAGACCAGCCGCCAGGCATGGGACAACGTATTCATCGAAGCCGCCGAGCTGGCAGTTATTGTGCCGATTCCGGAGGCCGTGCTGGACGATGCGGAGTTCGACATTTTCGGGGAGATTACTCCAAGAGTCAACGAGGCGATCGGCCAGCGAGTGGACAGCGCTATTATTTTCGGTGTGAACCGTCCGCGTAACTGGCAGAACGATATCATCACACTGGCCAGACAGGCGGGAAATAATGTGGCAGTCGGATCCAGTCCAGATTATTACAGCCTGCTCTTGGGCGAAGGTGGCGTTATTTCCAAGGTCGAGGAGGACGGCTTCATGGCAACCGGCGCGCTGGCGGCTATGAGCATGAGGGCGAAACTGAGGGGGATCCGGGCAACGGACGGCAGCCTGATTTTTAAATCCGATATGCAGGGTTCAACAAACTATGCGTTGGATGGGGCACCGATGTATTTCCCACAGAACGGTGCTTATGACAATACTATCGCCCAGCTGATTGTTGGTGACTTCAAGCAGGCGGTATATTCCATTCGCCAGGATGTGACCGTCAAGATTCTGGACCAGGGCGTCATCCAGGACCCGACCACGAAAGAAATTGTCTATAACCTGGCACAGCAGGATATGGTTGCACTGCGTATCGTATTCCGTATGGGATGGGCATTGCCTAATCCAGCGACCAGAATGGACGAAGACCGTGTAGGCTGCCCGTTTGCTTATCTGGAGCCGTCTACAGCAGTAACAACCCAGAAAGTTACATTTACAGTAAAAGACAATGAGACATCACCTGTAGCAATTGCAGACGCGATTGTAGATGTAAATGGATCTAGAATTAAAACTAATGCCTCCGGTGTGGCAGAGTTTAACCTCCGCTCGGGAACATATCCAGCGAAGATTAAGAAGACTGGATATGGCACAATCACTGAGACTGTAACCGTGGCAGCGGCAGCTGTGGCAAAGACGGTTACACTGATTAAGCAGTAGAAAGGAAGGTGTGCTGATGGTATACGCAGACGAAACGTTTTACACAGAGAAATATCTCCTGGGGCGAAAGCCTGTCATCAGCACCGGCTTCCCATTTTACGCCCGTCAGGCCAGTCAGCTGATTGACCAGTACACATTCAACCGCCTGAAAGATGCGTCAGAGGCTTCGGAAGAAGTGCAGATGTGTTGTTGTGAACTGGCTGAGGCAGAATGTCGCAGGGAGAAGCAACTGAAAGAATCTGGTGGAAAGACTGCCGAGAAGATTGGTACCTACTCTGTCAGCTTCGACTCCGCCCAGGAGTTGGCTGCAGCTTCCGGCCGGGAACAGCGGGAAATCATCATGAAGTGGCTGGCTGATACCGGGCTGTGCTATCAGGGGGTGAATTGATGTATACCAACGCAGATTGCACGCTGTATCTGTACAGCAAGGAAGGCAAGGCCGAGAAGTACACCAGGTTTCCGGTCGAGGAAGTGTACTGGGAGGACGTGGAACAGGCCACCTTTATGAAGACTGGACAGCGAAACGCATGCTCCGTACTTCTGGTTATCCCGCTAGAAAGCCTGTCTGAGCCGATTAATTTCACGAGGGGAAAAGACCTTGTTGTCAAGGGCATTGTTGCGGATGAGATTGACTGTAGCAGCCAGGAGACCATGTCAAAGTCTCTGGCTGCCCTAAAAGCAGCGCATGAGCTGCTGACGGTAACTACGGTGGATGAGCGGTTGTATGGCAGCGAGTCGATGCAGCACTATGAGCTGTCCTGTAAGTAAGGAGGCGGCGAGATGTTTAACGGAAGTCTGGAGCTTAAACCAACAAACTTTATCCTGAAAAACCACGGAATCCAGCCAGGCGGACCAGTGCAGAAGGTGATAGACAGCGAGACTATGCGCTATATGGGGCCATATATGCCCAGACGGCAGGCGGGGGAACTGGAACACATGATGGTACTGTCCACCGTCATCGGATCCGGACAGATAGACATTCCGGGACCATATGCCCATTATTTGCACGAAGGTATATTGTACGTGTCTCCGACGACAGGCAGCTCCTGGGCAAAGAAGAATGAAATTAAAGTACCGACGGAGCGAGAGCTGACTTATGCAGGCGCGCCGATGCGTGGGAAAAAGTGGTTTGACCGCATGAAAGCTGACCATAAGGGAGATATCATCCAAGCGGCGCAGGCATTGATAGACAGAGGAGGGAAGTAATTGACAATCATAGATTTTATGCGACAGAAGCTGACGGAATATCCGAAAATATCGGAGTTTCTGGCTGGCGATGACATTCACATCGACTTCACGGACCCTTCCCCGGTTAATTATGGCCTGTCCAGTACCGGAGACAGCCTGGTCAAGGAGGATTTACTGGGAAACCAGATACGGCAGCATAATTTTGTCATGTATGCGGTTGGCCAATCATTTACGGATTATAACCGGTTGGCCAACAGTAATTTTCTCCTGGAGCTGGCTTACTGGCTGGAACGATTGCCGGAAGAGGAAGGCATATCCGCCACGGTGGAGAATCGGGAGTTTCTGGGGAAATTTATGAAAGCGACCACGGCCAATGCCATGAGCATGGGACTGATGGGAGAAACCATTAATGAGGGCGTTATATATCAGATACAAATTTACGCCCAATACAAAATAGAAAGTGAGGTATTTTAATGCCAGAAGCAGGTAAAATCAAGCGTAAATTTATGGCACATTACATCAATGCGGCACTTCCATCTGCGACCGCTGCGGCATTTGTCAGACTAGGAAAAGACTTGGAAGAGTATAGTGTGGAAATGAACGCCAACGTGAATACGAAAGACAATATTCTCGGTGAAACATCGGTGAATCTGGACAGTTATCAGCCGCAGGCATCGGTTAAACCGTACTACGCAGAGATAGGAGATCCGTTATTTGAGCGTCTGCAGGCGATTGTTGACGAACGCCAGACGCTGGATGATTTAAAGACAGAGACTATCGAAGTACATCTGTGGGAAACCGCTACGGCTGGAAAATATACGGCCTACAAAGAGGATGCAATCATCGAAGTGTCCAGTTATGGCGGAGATACAACCGGATACCAGATTCCATTTAATCTGCATACGACCGGGAACCGGGTGAAGGGTAAGTTTGATTTGGCTACCAAGACGTTTACAGCCGATTCTGGGGCCGGAGCATAAGGAGGTAATGTATGCGCAGTATTAATTTTGATGATGGATTTAAGTCATTTTGCATCAATGGGGACGAGAGCCGGGTAATCCGGTTCAACCCCGGTGACTTGAACATGCGTGTTCGCGTCGAGGAGGCACAGAAACGCATCCGGAAATGGGAAGGAAGCTTAAAGGCAATCGAACTTAATCCGGATGGAACACTGGTAGTGGAGGACGAAGAGGAATCCGCCGAACTGAGAGGTTTTGAGGACATGCTTCGTCGTGAACTGAACTATGTGTTCAATGCTGATGTCTACGACACAATCTTTTCTGGCCAGTCCCCCTTGTGTACAGTTGGGAAAGAAAAGATGTTTCTTTTTGAAGCAGTGCTACAGTCTGTAACGCCAATTATCGAAGAGGAAATAGAAGCTTTCAGCTCCGCCAGCCAAGCCCGGGTTGAGAAGTACACGAAGGGGTATAGAAAATGATTGGCCGGCTTCCGACGACCTTGGAGGTGGCCGGTGAAGAGCGAAAAATCCGGACAGATTTCCGGGATATGCTGGTCATCATGCAGGCATTCGCTGACCCGGAGCTGCAGCCGGCTGAGAAATATGATGTAATGCTGATGATTCTATATGAAGACCTGGACAGCATACCGATGGAAGCAACGGAAGAAGCAATTAAGCAGGGGCTGTGGTTTCTGGATTGCGGACAGCAGGAGGATGATAAGCGGCCTCCGGTCAAAGTAATGGACTGGGAGCAGGACGAGAGCCTGGTATTCCCCGCGGTCAACAAGGTGGCCGGCCGGGAGGTCAGGGCTGTGGAGTACATGCACTGGTGGACGTTCATGGGCTATTTTATGGAGATTGACGATGGGACTTTTTCTATGGTCCTTGGCATTCGGCAGAAAAAGGCAAAGGGAAAGAAACTGGAGAAATGGGAGCAGGAATTTTACCGCAATAACAAGGCCTTGTGCGATTTGAAAAAGAAATACACAGCCGAAGAACAGGAAGAGATTGATTATTGGAATAAGTTGTTGGGTTAAGGCGCTGAACAGGCGTCTTATTTTATGCCCGGAGGAGAGGTGATAGTATGGCAGCTGGCGGAACTGACGGAAGTTTAAAGTTTGACACGAAGATAAATACCGACGGATTCGAAGAAGGCACAGGCAGCCTTTTAAAGGCAGCGGAAAAGCTTACGGCGGCGATTGATAACCTGTCAACAAAAATGGATAAGGCCTTTTCGTCTTCCGGTTCTGCCGCAGCGGCGACGGCCCGACAGGTGGATGAGGTGGCTGAGTCGGCCAGAAAAGCAAGAGAAGAGATGGAGCGTCTTCAGAAGGAGAAAGCCGCGACTTTTACAGGAACGATTACGAACAACAATGCCCCTGCGTCTACCATTCCGGATGACGGGAAGCGGTACAATATTTACGGACAAGATGTCGATGCTATGATTGCGAAAAATAGGGAACTTGAGGAATCAGCAAGGCAGGCATCAGCTACCGTAACAGCTGAAACCCAGAAAGAGGAAAATGCTGTTGTGGGATTAAAAGACTCTTTGCTTATCGCCGTGGAGTCCTTTAAGCACTTTCCGGAGAGCATTGTGGCAATTTTCCAACGTGCCGGCGCGTCGATGGACAGTGCAAGAACGAAGGCAAGGACATTACAGGACGAAGTGGACCGTTATCAGGATGCTCTGTATTATGCGGAGCAGAAAGGCCTTGGCCTGGGAGACCCGGAGTATGACAAGGCATACAAGGGCCTTACATTGGCCAAAAAAGCGGCTGAGGCTTATAAAAAATCCCTGATTGGGGTGGACAACACACAGAAGAAAACCAGTAAGTCCGCCAATAAAATGAGTGGTTCCATGAAACGGGTGCGGAAAGAAGCAATCCCACTGACAAAGAGCGTCCTGAAGTTGTCCAACATGTTTAAACTGATGCTTATCCGAATGTCACTGCGAGCCGCCATCAAATCGGCGCAGGAAGGCTTCCAGAATTTAGCCAGGTATTCAGATGAAACGAACAAAAGCATATCCCTTCTGATGTCGGCTAATACACGGCTGAACAACAGCTTTTCAACAGCCTTCGCGCCACTTCTACAGGTAGCTGCACCGGCCTTGAAACAAATGATAGACCTGCTTTCCACCGGGGCCACCTACGCCGGGCAGTTCATCGCGGCGCTGACCGGAAAAAGCACCTTTGTAAAGGCCGTGGATGTCGAGGAGGATTATGCAGGCTCCTTAAAGGAAACGAACGACGAACTGAAAGAGAAAGAAAAGGCAACAAAAAAGCTTGCTTTTGCTTTTGATGATTTAATTCAGGCGCAGGGCGGAAAAGTAGATACAGATGCCTACAAACCTCCGACGCCGGACCAGATGTTTGAGACAGTCGAGGTTGAGGCTGATATCAAGGATTTTGCGGAGACAGTTAAAGGAGTGCTGTCAGGTCTATTCGACCCGATGCGGCAGTCCTGGGACGAGAACGGATCGACAGTAATTGCATCTGCCAAGTTTGCGCTTAACCAGTTGAAAAATCTGGGCGGCGATGTAGGAAAAACCTTTATAACGGTCTGGGACAAGGAAGGGTACGGGAAAGCAGTTACAGACGATCTCCTTATTTCGGTTTCCAACTTGCTATTTACAGTCGGGAACCTTGCAGATGGGCTTGACCAGGCATGGAAAAGCGGGGATACAGGGCTGCTTATTATGCGTCATCTGGGTGACCTTCTCCTGGAGGTGACCGGATTCTTCCGCGACGCAACCGGGGAGATTAAAATATGGTCAGCTACGCTGGATTTTTCACCACTGCTGAAATCTTTTGACGGGATTCTGGTTTCAAGTCGGCCAATTGTAAGCAAAATAGGGGATATCCTGTTATGGCTATTGAAGGACGTTTTCCTTCCACTTGCCAAGTGGGGGCTGGAAAATGGTCTTCCGGCAGCATTTGATTTAATAGCGGCAGCACTGGATGCATTTGATGCAGTGTTAGAAGCGTTGAAACCATTGGCGATGTGGTTATGGGAGGAATTTTTACAACCATTCGGAAAATGGACGGGAGAGGTATTTATCAAGGCGATTGAAAAAATTGTAGAATGGTTGAAGAAGTTTTCGGGGTGGATATCAGAAAACCGAGAGCTGGTCGAAATAATGGCCACAGTAATATTAGGTTTTTTTGCTGCATTTAAGTTTGTGGAATTTGTAACTGGCGTCAAGAATATGTTGACGGTTCTTCCAAACTTAATTGGCGTACTGGGAGGCCTAATTGGAAATCTTAACCCCCTGACGCTGCTTCTTGGGCTAATTATCACCTCGGCGGCGCTTGTCGCTCAGGCATGGGATAAAATGACCCCACAAGAAAAGTTGGCCACAAAAATCATTGCTGTTGCAGGAGCGATTGGATTATTGGCCATTGCGTTGGGCAGTATCATGATGAACCCGATTATGAAGGCGATGGGATTTATTGTTGCGGCTGCGGCCGGAATTACATTGGCCGGAATTTCTATAAGTGCATTGACAAGGGACAGTAGCGCGAGTACATACAGCAGCAGAGCCAGCAGTTATGCGGGCCAAGGCTACAGCCTGGCCACGCAGGCAATCCCCCGCCTTGCCACCGGAACCGTGGTACCGCCCCGAGCTGGAGAGTTTGCGGCCATCCTGGGGGACAACAACCGTGAGACGGAGGTTGTCTCGCCGTTATCGACGATTGAACAGGCACTGGACAACGTAATGGCTAAGTACATGGGAGGAGACGGAGGAAATCGTCAGATAGAAGTAAATATGTATCTTGACCGCCAGCGTCTTGGCCGTGCGGTATATAAGCTAAACAACGAGCAGAAGCAGCGTGTCGGTGTTCGACTGGTAACGGAGGGATAAGCATGAGAGAAAGCATATTTTCAATTGATGGCGTTGAACTTCGCGTTAACGTCATTAAACTGGAGCGCGGGTTCTCGGTCACTGACACGGAAAACTCCGGCCGCACGCAGGACTTTAGTATGCATAGGGATGTTGCCGGAACGTTTTACAACTATACGCTGGAAATCGAACCGGAGTCGGAACACCGGGCGGACTATGACACGTTTTACAATATCATATCCGCCCCGGTGGAGTCCCACCGGATGGTGTTTCCGCACAATCAAGAGACGCTTGAATTTAAGGCCTATGTCACACAGGGGAAGGACAGCTTGAAACGCATCAGCGGGAAGAACCTGTGGAGTGGCCTGTCCGTGTACTTCGTGGCAATGGAGCCGCAAAGGAGGCCGTAAGATGTTTCTAAAGCAAACCATATTATCAGACGTCATCGAGAATAGCGAAGGGCCTAAAATTGTATATGACGACGTAGCCCCGTATGCCAAGGAACACAGTCAGCCGCAGGTGATTGACATTGGCCTGCGGCCCAGGAAGGGGCTGTACCCCGGGGAGGGATTGCACCCCAAGCCTACAACTGTCCGCCAGGAGTTCCCGGACTTAAAACGGGATGACCTGACCTATCCGGGATATTCCATTTGCGCACCACGGTTCGCCCTGCTGAACGGGGAATATGTCAACTTCCCGGATAATGCGTCCGACTATGGATATATCAGCGACGAATTGTCAGGGGAAGACCGGCAGTTTTCGCACATGTACACCACAGTCGGTCTGCATCCACGGCCCGGGCTTCGGCCGACACCATTCTTTTTTCCGGCCAAAACGTCGGAGTGGAAGGTAAGTAACCCGGAGCTGACCATCCTATTCAGCCAGAAATTTACTTCGGTTGGTATCTTAATTACATTCAATTTGATGTCAGGTGATTATTGTACAAAAATTAATGTGCAATGGTATGCAGACGGAAAACTGTTGTCGTCCATGGAGTTCGCGCCGGATTCGGAACGGTATTTTTGTAGCAACTATGTGCAGTCTTATGACAAGATTGTAATCGCCTTCCTTGAGACATCCAGGCCACGCCGGCCGGTATTTGTGACCCGAATCGATTACGGAATCTACAGGGAGTTTTTCGGGGATGAAATAAGCGAAATTTCCTGCCAACAGGAAATCAACGCCATTTCTGAAAATGTCAGCACCAACACCATGACATTCACGGCCCGGACACGTTCTAACATCCCGTTTGATTTCCAGAAGAAGCAGAAGCTGAACCTGTTCTTCAATGGACGCCGGCTGGGGAGCTTTTACTTGAAAAACGGGGCTAGAAAAAACAAGACGGATTACTACATGGACACGCACGACGCCCTCGGAGTCCTGGATGGCAGCGAGTACCACGGTGGAATTTACACTGGACAGCAGCTGGGAGCCGTGCTGGAGGAGCTGTTCGCCGGCGAGGATTTCAACTATCTTTTGGACGACTCCCTGGTGGCTATTCCCCTTCACGGGTACATCCCTTACACGACCAAACACAATGCGCTTGTGCAGCTGGCTTTTGCGGCTGGCGCCGTGGTCGATACATCAAACTATGATGGAGTCTTAATCTATCCACAGCAGACAGCGGTAAGTGGAGAGTTTTCCACTGCCGATACCTTTGACGGTCTGACGTTGGAGCATAACGATGTGGTTACTGGTGTGCGGCTGACCGTTCACTCCTGGCAGCCGACGCAGGAGGTGGAGGAACTGTATAACGATGTTTTATCTGGCAGGGCAGAGATTATCTTTTCTGATCCACACCACAGCCTGTCTATTACCGGCGGGGAAATCATAGAGAGCAATGCTAACTATGCCATTGTGGCCGGAACCGGTGCAGTGGTAGTGCTGACCGGGAAGAAGTACAACCATATGACGTCGTCGGTGCTGCGGGAGAGCCCAAACATTGCCTTTAACAAAAATATCAAGGAAGTGCCAGAGGCAACGCTGGTACACTCCGGGAACGCCCAAGAGATATTAGACCGGGTATACGACTACTATCAAAGGGCGGAAAATGTGGTCGGTGATGTGCTGTTGACGGATAAGGTGCTTGGCCAGGTGGTAGGCGTTGATACCGGCTATGATGGCCGAAGAACCGGGACGTTGGAAAGCATTGACTATCAATTCAGCCTGCGAGAAATCCGCGCGGAGGTAACCATCCATGAGTAAGTATATAGACAACCTTATATATGACAGAACGGTGCAGGATATCCAGGAGATGACCACGAAGGCCTACATTGATTACCAGGACTTAAATCGGATTGAGCTTGCCATCAAGTGGGTATCCCACGTCTTAAACCAGTATGGATATCGAAATGCGACCCACAACAAGGTTAACTGGCATCCGGAGGACCGTCGAACTGACAGCGAGATGGAACGCCTGCGGAAGAACATAGCGGCAATCCGGGCAGCCTATTACACGCCGCCCAGTACGCCGCAGACGCCGGAGCGTATCACATATACATCTATCTACCAGGCAAACTTTATCGAACAGATTATCCACGACATTGGCGTGCTGGTAGAACAGGCCTCTCCGGGTATGCAGCATTTTGATTTTAAGGTTGGCACCCGGGCACTGGGAAATAGGGAGGTGAAGCTGTGAGTCTGAAAGAAAATTACAAGAATGATATCTATCAGGGAAATCGAAAATATCAGACGGTCCAGAATGAAGACGGAACTATATCTCTGCGCGATGTCACTGTCTACACGCAGGAGGGAGATATTTTTTCGGCTGATGATTTTAACGCCACCAATAGAGCAGTCAACGCTATTGATAAGGACAATACGGCGTTCCGAAGTGAGATTATGGAAGACGTCCAAAACCTGGAGACACAGGTCAGAGCCTTTGTGGGGGAGACGTTGCTATCGTTTTCTGCTTCCGGATGGAGCAGCACGGCGCCGTATACGCAGACAGTTTCTTTTGCAGGGATAAAAGAGTCTGACACACCGGTATACGGCCTGCGTCTGACTGGAACCCTAAGCAACGTGACTGTTGAGGCCCAGAAACTGGCCTGGGGCTACATAGATCGCATCGCATCCGGAAACGGAAGGGTGACGGCATATTGTTACAGCAAAAAACCTGGAACTAGTATTACAGTGTCCGCGAAAGGGGTAAGTAATGGCTGATGGAGTCTTATTAAAGCATGGAGCTGGTTTCGACAATTCTGGCCTGACTGCGGTTCCGGCCGATGTTAAACAGCCGATAAAGTTTTTGGGCGCCGGCAGCAAAGAGCCCCAACAAGGTGCTATGCCGGTAATACCTGCAATCACAAAGGATATGGCGATCAACGAGAGATACAACATCGTACCCGGGTATCATGGTGGCGAAGATGTGTTTCGACAAACGGGAGTTAAAACGGAAGCGGGACAGACGATCGACCCAGGAGCCGGAGGGATTACGTTAAACGTCATTGGCAAGGTGCTGACATCCAACACAATCATAATGAGCGTCGAGAACCTGCGGCCAGAGGTAATCAAGGATGGTGTGCCGGTGGGAGATATTGTTGGAACCTATCAGGGCTTTCCGGATGAGGAGTGATGAAGTATGGCGGATGGATTACTTGACATGATTATACAGAGCGCGGACTTTGAGAAATTAAATGTGAAGCCTGGCGACGTCCTGAAAGGCAAGTTATATGTGGGACCCGACGGCCAGGTGCATGCGGGGGAGATGGAGGATCGGCGTTCGCCGACGCTGTATATTGATTTGAATGGAAGGTTGACTCTTCCGGCCGGAAAATATGATGGCGGAGAAGTACGACAAAGTATCCCGACGATGGAAGAAACACATATTACCCCTGGCAGTAAGCAGATTACCGTATACACAGACGGCATGTATATGACCGGGAATATCATCGTGGACAAGCTAAGCAACCTTGTCCCTGAGATTATTAAGCTGGGCGAATATGTAGGTGGGGTGGGTCCCGGAACCTGGCAAGGATATATTGTAACTGACCCAAAGACTTTTTACTATCGTGGTACATTCGCTCCAGGGCAATCCATATCGGACTACATTGCTTATGATTCAGGAACATATAAGGCAGATAGAATTGAAGATATAAAACACATGGAGTTTCATGCCGTCAAGCTTGGAACCAGCGGTGGAAACATGGTTTATTCCGTTTTTAATTCCCCTATCGATTTGACATATGTAAACAAATTGGTAATCGAATACTCGGTCTATATGCCTGGAAGCGCGTCAACGTGGATTGAGGCGTATGTTACACGCGAAAAAAATACAAGATATCAAGCCGTAAAAAATTTGAGCATAGCCTCAAAATCAGAAGAGATTACAAAAAAAGACACATCAGGAACAGTTAGAACTATGGAAATAGATGTTAGTTCTCTGTCTAGGAGCGCTTATTTGAGTCTGTTCGTATCATTTTCGGTTGATACCTTTAAATTGTTTTTACGATCAGTTAAGTTTGAATAAGGAGGAAATATATGAATATAGACATAAACCAAATTGAAACTTATACCCCAACAATATATGTAAATAATTCAGAACCGGATTTGGACGAAACAAACCTAAATCACACGGAGCAAGCGCTTAAGCGTGTCACGGATGCAGCGAATGCGGCAATCTTAGCCCTGAAGTCTCTCGATTCGGCCAAAATTGACGCTGCTAAGATTGTAAATAACCTTCTGGCAACAGATGCATCCACAGTTCTGTCCGGTCCGATGGGTAAGGCACTGGGGGATCGGCTTACTGCAGCGGAGAATCTGCTTACTCAGTTAAATGGCGATCTGAAAATTAAATTCCTGGACGTTACCTGCCAGGAAGGAAAAACAGAGACAACCGCATTAAGTGCATATGACAATATCGTAACTGGTATGGCATCTTTGTCCAACAATAATTATATTATCGGGCATATATTGATTAACGATAGACTAATTATCACTTCAACGGTCGCCCATACCGTAAGGGTATATTATATTAACATCCCAAAAAAATAACTGCCACCCGGAATCGAAATAACAATTTAACTAACAAAATCTTACGCAAAATTGCCTGTTTTTCATCGCTTGTCACCAGCCGCAAAAAATATTATGTCACCTATCCTGTTTTTTTGTACGCCAAATAAGCCACCCTCCCGGCCGGCTCAAAATTGACTCCCTGTCTTCTACTTAAGCAGCATATTTACGATATGACTCCCTTACATTATCCTGCTTAATGTTGCAGTAGATTAACGTTGTCTCGATTTTTGTATGTCCCATTAAGACCATGACCTCTTCGATTCTCATACCACGATTTAAAAGGTCTGTGGCAAACGTTCGGCGGAACCGATGTGGATGCACATTACCCACACCAGCCTTTTTTCCCAGCTGCTTCACCAGATACTGCACTCCAGCCACTGTTATACCCGTATACGGCTTTTTCACGGCCGCAAACAAGGGCCTTTCGGCCAGTTCATCAACTGTTAATCCTTCTCTTTGCATACGGTCCTTAAAATATCGGAAAAGATGAAAGCACGCCACATCCGACACATACAAATGCCTCTCTTTTCTTCCTTTACCCATGACTTTAAATTCTTGCTTGTATAAATCTATATCTCCCACTTTCAAACTGCATAGTTCTGATACACGGACGCCTGTTGCATACAAAAACTCGATTAATGCCCTGTCCCGGCTACGGGTACATGAAAGTCTCAATGCCTCTATCTCTTTGGCCGAAAAGGCTTGTTTTATAGTACTTTCAATACGTAAACTTTCTATTCTGGCAATCGGATTTTCCGATACCATGTTTTCTTTTTGCAGGAATGTCCAGAAACTGTTAAGGTATCGCATCCTCCCCTGCAGCGTTACCATACTGA